TCAGCTCCTCGGGATGTACGTCACGACGATGTGCAGGTCACCGGTGAACTCGGGATCGAGCTTTGCGGCGGGCGGGTTAAGGCGCGCATCGAACATCTCACTGATGTCGCGCTCGATGTCGACAGCGGCCTCGAAGCCGGAGAAGATCTTGTCAAACAGCACGAACGGTTGCTCGGGCGTGCTCACAGCTGCCCCCAAACCGTTCCGATGTTGTCAACGCTGGCCTTCGACAGCCCGAGGAGCTGCAGTTCCTTGAGCATACGCTGGCTGTCGCCGCCGTTGTACAGCGCGAACTTGGCGGTACTCTGGACGCGCATGCGCATCTCGATCACCGACAGGTTCTTGGCCAGGTCCTCGTTGAACTTCGTGTTCGCGCGGTCGTGGTCGACCTTGCGCTGCAGATCGGCGATGTACGTCATGGTTCAGATGTGGGGGTTGCGTTCGTCGACGTGGCCACTGACCATCCACCAGGTGCCACCCTCTTGGCGCCAGCCGCTGGATAAGCCGCGGCGGCGGAACTTCTTGCCGGTGCTTGTGGTGATGTTCCAGGTCGGCGTGACCTTCACGATCTCACCTTCCGGGTAGTAATCGCCGTTGAAACCACGGCTGACCTTGTCGCCGACCTTCGGGGCCTCGATCACGTCGTACCGCGGCCAGCAGCCGTCGCCGGCGTCCGTGGCCAGGAACGTGCGACCGAGCTTCTCGGTCAGCAACGTGGCCAGCGTGTTCGCGTACTGGTAGGACTTGATGTCGCTGCGGCTGATCCAGCCGTTGCCCGTGTTCACCAGGTTGTGCCAGTCGCCGGGGGTCTTGGGCTGCATCGCCCAGCTACAGGGCTTGTCGGCGGGGGACTTCGTCGTGGCTTCGACCGGGACGGAGTTTTCCAAGCGGATGTAGAGCATCTAGACCTCGGCTTGATTGACTGTAGGGGCATTATAGCATGATCCCGAGGATGCCCCGTTACATCGTTACGGTTTGTCAGCGACGCTTCGTCCAGTCGTACCGTTCGCCGTCCGGAGTCTTGCCATCCACGATCGAATCAACTCCGTTTTGCCCGACTTGGTTTGCGTTCTCCGTGCTGATCGTCACGTGCTGCCTGCCATGTCTTCGCATGTAGTTCGCGTGCGCCATGGCGTGTCCAAGGGCGTCTTCACCATCGAAGATCTTCCCAAACGGCTGGCCTTCATGGACCCAGAATACGCAGGCTTGTACACTCATGGGTGCACTGTATCACATGTGCCTCATCCGATGCTGAACGGCATGGGTGCATCCGACTCGTCAAGCGGTCGGTCGTCATTCTCAGGATCTACGTACTCGTTCACCTGCTTGAACGCGACCTCGTTGTACTCGGACAGGCGCTTGAGCAGCCGCATGACCTGAACCGCGGCCATCACCGAGTCATCAGTCGCGCCGGCCTTGGCCTCATACGTACCACCCTTGGACACGAAGTGCTTGAGCTCGAACACCAGGCTCTCGGACCTGACGGTCATCCCGTTCGTGGCCTTTTCAATCAGGGTCTTGAGCTGCAAGCAGTACAGGATCTTGGTCTTGCCGCTCGTGTTCACGCCGTGCTTTGCTGGGTGGTCAGACACCAGCTCAGCTTCGAGCGCCATGTTGTCATCGTTGTGGTACAGCGCCGAGATCGCCTCACCCACCCCGTTACGCTCAAAGGTCCACAGCACCTCAGCTCGCCCGCCGCTCTTTGGTGCCGAGAGTTTCTTGAGCAACCACTGGATCTTGGCGTAGATCATCGGGATGTTCACATCGTTCGAGCGGTACTCGGCGATCTGGTTCAGTCCTGGGAAGTCAAAGACCTGGATGGACGTGAAGTCCCCGCCACCGCCTGTCGCCGGGTCAACACCAACCAGATAGACCTTGCCTCGCCCACCAAGCTGGTCCTCTGGAACCCAGAACTTAAACCCAAGTGACTCCCAGATCGGCCGTTCCCAGCGCAGCTGGTTCAGGCGGATCGACGAGACCAGCAACGCGTCGCTTGACAGGAACTCGCAGTCCAGCTCCTGGCGAGCCTTGACTTCACCAAGCTTGCCACGCATCTCGTCGTAGTACGACTTGTCGCGATCCGGGTGACGCCACCACAGGAACTGCAGCGGCTTGAAGTTGTTCATGCCCGCCATAGCACCACGCCAGAGCTGTGCGAACAGATCGGAGTCACCGTTCGGCGTGCTGGTGATGATGAACTTGCCGCCAGTTGACAGCGCTGGCGTCAATGAGCCCCACATCTCGTCCTGAATGCGCCTTGAGATGAACGCGATCTCGTCCAGGAAGATGATCGATGGTGATGAACCCCGGCCAGTCTTCTCGGACGTGGCCTCGCAGATGATGACGGACTTGTTGTCGAACTCGATCGAGGTGCGGTTGTAGAACGTGCAGCCAGCCTTGAGCCAGTGTGGCAGCTCCTCGTACGCGAACTTCACACGAGACTGGATCTCGACCGCGTGCGCCATGGCCTTCGATGCGATGACGCAGCGCTTGGCCTTATGGAACGTCGCAAACCACAGGATGTACATGGCCGCCACAGTGGTCTTACCCATCTGCCGTGAGCACAACAGGATCGTGTCCTTGTTGTTGTGGATCGCGTCGATCATCTCCTTCTGGTAGTCGTACAGGATGAACGGCACAGCACCCTTGGTTGGGTGCTGGACCTTCACGTACTTCTCCATGAAGTAAATCGGGTCGGTGCTGCACCGACGGATCTCCATGATCTTCTCATGGTCGTACTCGGACGACTCGTGCGCTCGCTTCAGGTTTGGGTTCTTAGCCATGCAGGAATTTCCTCAGCTGATCGATCGTGCGCTCATGTAACAGGATCTCGAAGTGATTCGCGTTGATCTCGACTTTCTTGGCGTACGAGAGCGCGCGTTGAGAGCTCACTGAGACCACGCTGTCATTGGGCTCGTTGCTGGTTGGCAGCGACCCTCCGGTGCTGATGATCGACAGCACTGGCGGCACAATCTTCCTATTCTGGAGCTCCAGAATCGCTGGTGATGATGTGGTGATGTCGTTCAGCAGCGGGATGCCAGAGGCCACCCAACGGGCGAAGGCAGCAAAACGAGAACCACCCAGTGGTGCCGAGATCGTGACCAGCTTCGACACGTTCGCATAACCACGAAGGGCAATTAGCGCCGCGATGACGCCACCTAGCGAGTGCCCCACCAGCGCTATTGGCTCGTCCTTGGGAATGAACCTCAGGACCTGGCGAACTGAGTCCTCGATTGGTTGACGTGACTGGTAGTCAATGAGGACGTCGCCATTCGGGCCGTCCTCAGATAACTGGGCGGCCACGTAGGCAAATGATCTACGCGAACTATTAAGTCCGTGTACGTAATAGATCTTGTCTCTCATGGCCCGTATTTAACCGGGCCGGTCAGCTAGCGCGGGTTATGTCCCCAAATGAGGAGTGACAGCAGCTTTCGTGTTGGCTCGCCGTTCTCATCACGCAATGGCCCAGGATTTCCAAGCATCCGAGACACGAAGCTGACCTGCTTACCGGCCCACTTCCACATCTCAGGCGTCCAGTCCTTGACAGGTGTCTTCTTCATCTTGGCGATCCACTCAGCACTCTGCACGCCTGAACTGATACCGATCTTCTTGGCGGCCTGCGGCTTGAGACCTGGGTACTTCTTCGGGTCCTTGCGACCTGCCTTCGTCTGTTGCTGCTTGAACTTCTCAATGGACTCGGCCGACATGTTGATCAGCTCACGCCACTTCTTGTACAGCTCCTGACGGCGCTTTTGCTCACCCTCAGAGACCTCTTCGGTGATGCCAACTGGCAGCAGCTTGCCGTGCTTGCCACCGTACGCCGCGGCCTGCGCATGAACCATCTTGTGCAGCGCGTGCATGGCCTTCATGATCTCATCTGGCGTGTGCGGGCGGCCCTTTGGGAGGTCATCAAGCTTCTTGAACTTGACCTCTGGCTCGACGAAATCGAACGGGTTGCCCTCGCGCAGGTCTTGGAGCTTCATACGTAGATCACCCCGTAATCGTCGAGGTCGTCGTACTCGGCCACTACCTGGCCAAGGCGCACGTAATAGCGCTTGGTGCCATCACGTTGGGGCTTCAGGCGACCAAAGTTCGCCTCAACGGCTGCGCTGAAGTCGACCTTGCGCTGATCAAAAACCCGTGGCTTGCCACGTTCCTTGCTGTGTGCCTTCGGGAGCAGGTGCAGCGGTGTTGGCTTCTTAGCCTCAGTCAGGTTCTCGACCTTGTACTTGATCTTAGAAACGGCGGCTTGCAGCTCCTCGAACTTGTTCACGATGAAGCCATCCTGTGGGATGATCTCGTGCGCGAACTCGAGGTACGCGGTCAGCTGTCGAATGAACTCACCAACGTCTTCTTCGCTGAAGGGGTTTGGATCACTGAGTGGGATGTGCCCGTCAGTGCCGTACTTACCCATGTAGATCTCAGCGAGCTCGTCAAGGAAATCGCCAAGCCCATCGTACAGCTCGCCCAGCGCCAGGTGCAGCGACAGCGACCGAACTTTCCAATGCCACATATGTGCCACATTGCGGGCGATCAGCAAGTTGCCAAGGACAACGTCCATCGGGTTTGTTTTCATGATCTAGTCTCGAACTTAAGAACGCCTTGGGCGGATGTTGGGAGCAGCACAGAAACGGAAACGCCGGTTGACGGGTACGTCACACTGGTTGGTGTGACCTCTGTCAGCACTGTCAGAGTGGCATCAAGGGTGTACACGCGGACCGCTGGGTCATACCCCAGGTTGTGTGTGACCGTCCACGTCGTGGCATTTGTTGTGATGTAGTGCGTGTGCCCAAGCCCACGAATGGTGGCTGGCAGGCCTGAGACGCCTGTCCGAATGCGGTACACTAAGCTTGCGGTCGCGAGGCTCGTCTCGTTTCGAACGGCCGACAACATGTTTCCAGCGGTGGTGTTCCAAGCGGTGTCGAACTGCGTGTCATCACGATATGTCTGGTGCGCTGGTGCCCATGCTACCTCGGCCAGCGTGGAGTTCAACAGCTGCCCTGTGTCCATCAACACGTCAACCTGCGTGTAAGGTGTTGGCGGCACATCAAAGAACTGCACCTGGTACACGGTGCCGTACACCAACGTGCTGGTGCCCAACCGTGCTCGAACATGATTACCCTTGGCGAACTCAGTGCTGCGGTTGCCGGTGATCGTGAAGCGATAGAACTGGCTCGTCCCTTGGAATGCAGAGCCGGTGAAGCTCAAGGTTCCTGTAAGAACCGTCCATGTTGCCACAAGCTCGATTCGATCGCGCTCCAGTGCCTCGGTCCAAGAGCTCAGGGTTCCAAGCACGCTTGACAGCATGGAAAGCTCCATGCGCAGTTCATTTCGACGATCGTGCAGCGAGTTAGCTGTTGGGGCGCTAGCTGGGAAGGCAGACATCAAGCATCCTTGTCAATCGCGCTATTTAGGACGAGCTCTCGTGGAACTTCTCAAGCGGTTCAGCCTTGAAGGTTCTGCCATTTTGCCAGTTTGTGAACGCTAGCTGTACCTCTTTCTTGAAGCGCGTCATGGCGCCCTTGTGTGCTGGCCCCTCAAAGTCGTACTGCACGCTCTGGAAGGTCGAGTAAAACTTGTCCCAGATCTGACCGCCCCAGGCGCTTTCAAGGAAGTCGTACGCCTTGGCGTAATTTCGTTGATCTGAACGGCCGCCAGGCAGACACAGATCGATGATGCGATGGATCATCGCCCTTTCGGCTTGGTCGTTTGGGTAGTGCTCTTTGGTAGCTTCTAGCAGAATGAAGTCACCGAACGTACAGCGCGCATCCTCACCAAGCATGCGCTTGAAGATCCCAACCACGTACGGCCAGAACGCGCCGTCCTTGGTCTTGAACTCCTTGTGCGCCAGGTCCTTGGCCTTATGCCACAGGTGCTCGGCGCGATCGACACTGATCTTGTGCTTCTTAGCGTACTTTTGGACGAGAGCTGCTGGCATGTTGAATCCTTGAAGTGTCGCCGTCGCTTTGCTTCTGACCGATCGAGATCCCAAGCACTCCTAACTCGAGCTTCGGTGCCTTATCTGCGGCGACCGAACCCTTCTGAACTTGCTTGATCTTTCGAAGGTCGATGAGCTTCATGCGCCTGATCCACCACCGTCTCCGCCACCTTCACCACCGTCCCCAACCCCAACATCAGAGCTGGGAGCTGGCGCGCTAGCGACACCATACCCAAGGCCGCCCCACACGAACATCGTGCTGCCCTTGCCCTTTTTCTTCTTTGGTGTCAAGATCTTGAGGCCAAGTTTCTCGAGTCCCTCATTCGCGGTCTCAGCGCCCGGCATGATCGTGATTGTGCCTTGCTTCTTGACCATCTCCTTGCGACGCATGTTCATGCCGCTGAAGGTCCACTTAATCTTGAGTACGTCGTTTCGCAGACTTTCGACGTCGAAGTCCATCTCATCCCAAGTTGACCCATGACCATCTGGTCCCGGACCGATCCAATCCTGGACCTGTGAAACCAGCTCGTGCAGGCCAAAGCCGGCGTGCGCCTTGTCGTCAACAGGTGATGCGCCAACTGCCTTAGCAATTGCCTCGAGGGAGTCGGCATGCAGGTCGATGTCCTTCCAATCACCAGTGATTCCCTTCGAATCAACGCGCACCTGATAAGGGTTCTTGGAGGCGGCCTCCATCATGAACTGCTTGAACGTCGGTTTCACGATTGCCTCGTTGAAGATCGTCAGATCAGCGCCGCACTCGTGCTTCATTGACCAGGTTGAGATGTCGCCGTCATCGTCACGACGAATGGTGAAATCACTGAGATTGAGCGGCTTGCGGCAGCCAGGGCAGCGGACATCCTGATGCACTTTCTTCACATGCATCTCGATGTCAGACATGTCGGCGGTGAAGTACCCACCTTTGTGATTCATCCAACCTTCAGTGAGCTTCATTTGCTGTCCTTGGGCTTGAGTTTCTTGCGCAGCGCATCCGCCTGTTCAGCACTGATCAACTTGCTGGTGTTCTGTTGCTGAGAGATCGCGCCCAGTGCGGACTTGATCTTCTCTTCGCGTGTCTTCTTGTGCACACGCGAGCGGATCAACCAGTCAGCCATGGCCTCAGCACTGATCTGCCCTTTGGCGTACTTTGCCCAACGACCTTCAGCATCGGCGGCACCGCTGTCATGCCACTTTTCTGACAGCTGCTCTTCGGCGGCGTACTTACGAGCGTACGCCTTCGCGTCAGGAGCGCCCTTTGAAAGATCAAAAGAGACCTCATTGTCAGGTACCCAGGCGCTCTTGCTACCATCAGAGAGCTTGATCTCGCGGTCGAGCTTGAAAGCACTGCCGCCGTTGAAGAACTGGACCTTTTCGAGCTTGGCCACGCCATTCCTGGTCATGACCTTGACCTCTTTGCCGTCTCCAAGGGCCTTCATGTGCTTGTTTGGATGATTGACGAGAATCTCATCACCTGGTCCGTATACGTGCCGACGTCCCTCAACCACCAAGTTCTTTGGATTCAGGTAGTACTTGTACACCCAACCTTCGTTCTTCTTGTGATCGAACTTGCCGCACACGCCCTCGAAGTCCTTGGCGACGCAGCGCGCAACCTCAAGACCGCGAGGGTCTCCATCGATCGATGACGTTGGTGGGATTGACTTCTTCCAGGCGGCATACGTGTCAACGCTGACACGCGAACCTAGGCTAGCCTCGATGATCAGTGACTCTTGCATGAGCACCTGACGATGCTTCAGCAGCTCAGCCTCAAGCTTCTTGATCTCCTTGGCCGCGCTCGAAGAGTGTCGGGCATTGAACTCAGCAGCCCCGATCATGTGCTCGAGGTACTTGATCATCTGCCTGTGGTACCCCTTGACATTCCCTTCACGCTTCAGGAGCATAGCGTGCCGCTTCATTTCTGAGCCGGCACTTTCTGTCAGGGCTTCAGACACCAAGATCTTTGGGGCCCTGGTGATGTCCTCAGAGTCCTTAAGCGCATCTGCTGCGGCCTTTGCGTCTCGCTCGTTCTGCACGTACAGCACGCCGCTCTCAAACCAACCCGAGATGCCAGCGTCCTTGAGCACGTTCAGCACGGTTTTCTCGTACCCTTCATGTAGAGATTCCTGAACAACAGGCTCGAAGAACTTAGCACCGCTTTGGTCTGGGGGATAAACAGCAGCAAACACACGATCGGCGTGCTTGAACACGCTGATCAGCCAACGACCAATCCCTGCCGACACAAAGTCGTGCTTGATCTCGCGTGCCACATCAAGGACACGATCTGAGATGCTTGTTGCACGAACTTTTTCGGTAGACAACAGGTCTTGAACCTTTGTCATCACGTTTCGAGTCAGAACAGGCTCTTCCTGATCTTCGAACGCCCTGCCACGGTGCTTGAACTCACCGCGCTTGAGCTCCTGTTTCTTGTCGCGCATCGCACCGCCAGCGTTCTTCTTCGCCGCTAGAATCGCGTGGTTTGGGTCGCGCGGCTTGAGAGCGCCGACCTTGAAGGTTAGATCCTTGACTTTCATTTCTTTGGCTCCGCCGAGATCACAATCCAGTTCTTCTCTTCAGTGGAAAAATCAAGCTGAACTCCTGGGTACCACTTCTCAATTTGGGCAATCAGGCGCTTGATCAGCTCACCATCCTCGCGTGACAGGCGCTGCCAGTCGTAGTCACCTGACCCATCATCTCCTTCCCAGGTACCCCAGTACCGAACCTCATGTGCGCGATGGCCCTCTTTAGGATCCACACGGCGCCACTCGGCAAAACGATCCTGCTTTTGCTGATCACGCATGCGTGAACGCAGGTCATCAACTGCGCTCTGTACCTTCTTCATGATCTCTGGCTCTGCTTCCTTGGTCTTCGCGGGAACAGACATCACCTTCTTGGGATCCTGACCTGACTTCAAGGCAGCGATCAACTGCTTTGAGGTCGCGGTCTTGGAGTACATTGTGATGGTTTCATACCCATCACCAGTGCTGATGCCGAGATCAGCTGGCATGTCACGCAGCGACATCAAGTACGCCTTGATTGGGCCGTGGCCCTTACCAACGCCTGGCAGCTCACTGCGCGGCACGAGAATTGATCCCTTGTACCCGAACCGAGAAAAGCTATCATCAAACTGATCAATGATCTTTGACTCTGGTTCTTTGTGATCGGGCGGAACGGCGCTGAATGAACCACGCCCAACCTTCTGCGAGCGAATGTATGCCGGGATCAGGATGTCATGCTCTTTCGCCAGCGCCGCAATCTCAGGCCATTTCAGCGCCTTGACAGCATCTTTGCCGTACTTCTTAAGCGCGAGCTGGTAGAACTGCTCTGGAGTGGAGCGCTTCGCCATCTCGAGGAGAGCTTGCAATGTCTTCATTTGTTCAGCGCCTGCCACGCGTAGAAGTTGTCAATGATGTCCTGCTCGGTCTTGTATGCGTTCACGCCCTGATTTGGAATGAGCCTGCCATCCGGAGTCTTCACGAACCGGAACCCTTTCTTCGGACCGTCAACGATCGTGTACCCTTTCGGGAGGGTCTTCATCCCAGTCCGAGCTTTGCTGAGCTTCGCGTTCCGTGAGGTCTCGTATTCATCCGTGGCCGCTTGCCAGTCCTTCATGGCCTTAGCAAGCGCATCCGTGCCGTGCTTGTTCAGGTACTTGAACACGAGCTTGATGGCCTCGTCATCGACCTGCGATGGGTTCTTGCCCTTCAGGTCAATGCTCTTGTCGTGCACGAACTCGCTCTCGGCGTTCACCGCCCTCGGGCGCAGCGCGATCTTGACCTGCAAACCATATCCTGGGTTGAATGAGGCTTGTGAGACGATGTAGTACACCGTCTCACCCTTGAAAGAGACCTTGTTCCAGTCACCGGTGTCCTCATCGTCGCCCGGTGACCTGGCAAACTCGTTGAGCTTGATCTCCTTCAGAAGCATGTCACATCCCCAGCGAGGCCAGGTGTCGATCAAGCGTACGAGCAGTCGTGCCCTCGTAGTCCTTGTCGTTGTCGGTGTCGCCAACGTGCAGGTGCTCCCAGTGCCCGTGCTTGGTGATCGTGATCTCACCGCAACCAGAGGTCTTATAGTACTTGCCGCTTGGCTGGCGCTTGAAGCCGTGCGCCTTAAGAACTGGCTCGTACTCCGCCTTGAAGCGAGAAGCCATGGCTTTTTCTTCTCCAGCTTCAGCGAGCGCCTCTTCAGAAAGCTTCTTCACCTTCTGAAATTTATACATGGTCAGTAGCACTGGGCGTGGGTCTTTATCCTCGCTAGGAGCTGCGTCTACCACATAGCAATCGGCGTGATCGACATTTTCCTGTGGCACTTTTTGGAGGCCGCCAACCTTGTCGTATGCCATATACGCTTTCAGTCCGTCAGGAACTTTAGATCCCTTCTTCAAAACACGCACAATTCGTCCAACAAGCGGAGTCACGCTGTCGTCGATGAAGGAAATCTTGTCGCCAGCTTCAAACTTGGTTGCACCTTGAAAATCGGCAGCACTTTGACCACGACCCATCTCAGCGGCGTTCCGTGCGCGCTGCATGCGGTCTTTCGCTTCAAACAGCTCGCCCTTGGCGCCGTCCCACTCGCCAACCGCCTTGGTCTCACCGCGCTTGTACGGCTTTGGGCCGACCATTGCCTGCGCGATGTCCTCATCGCCCTCGATCCAAGCATCTGGGTGCTTCTTCTTGATGGCGGCCTTCCAGCTCTTGAAGGAGCTGTACTCACCTTTGGCCTCACGAAGTGACAGTAGTTCTTGCAGAATGCGCATAAGGATCCCCAAATTGTGTTGGATTATTTAGGACGAGCAGCAGTTACTTGAGCTCTTTCGTCTCAGCATCGACGGTGATCATGCGCAGGATTTCCTCACGCGTGGCCACGATCGTGTTGTTTGTGACCTTGCCACCCATGCCTGGGATAAACTGCAGTGCGCGCTTTCGATCGCCCTTGACGCGGGCTCTCGTGGCAGCGGCGTTAAGGGCAATGTTCAGGTACGTGGCCGCCACCTCAGCGTTTCTAGCAGCATAACGCGGCTCAACGATCTCAGTGTACGCCATCTGGTTCTGGAAGGTGGTCAGCGCGTGCTCGTACACCTCGTCAATCTTGCGATCAACCTCAACGTCCTCAGCATCCTTTGGTTGCTCGGCCTGAGCGGGAACCGCAGGAAGCTGGTCCTCATTGATCTCATCGTACTGCGTGACTTCTCGATTCGCTCCGTCCACGTCGAAGAGCTCATCAAGCGGGTTGGTGAAGGTTTTCAGTTCTGGATTCATGCTGCACCTGTCTTGGCGGCCGCGGCCGCCCTAAGTGATCGACGGACGGGTGCCCTGTTAGCTTGAGCACGCTGTTGATGGTGATGTTGGAACATCGATTTCTCAGTGATGACCCTGAACTTGAGACCTTGTGTGGCCGCGAAGTCAGCCGCAAACTTCCACTTTGCCATGTTCACCGCCAGGGCAAGCTTATCACGATCAGTTGCGCGCGGGGTCAACACGGTCTCCTTGTAAGGCTTGACCTCGACGATCTCTTTCTGCAAGTTCCCGTACTTGTCCTTGTAGATCACCAGGGCGTCAGGATAGTACTGGTGAATCTTCCCATCGAATGGGTGCAAGTAAGGGATCGAGAACTCTTCACTCGCCCACTGCAGCACAGCCGGTGTGCTGTCAAGCCAGCGAAAAAGGCGAAGCTCCCACCCGGAGCGAAAGATTATTCGCTCTGGATTACCAAGGTACTTGGCTGGGTTCTTTGGGATAAAACGTCCTTTTGCCATCACGGCCCTCCATTACCTGTTCCAGGCCCACCGAGACCAAAGCCACCAGTGCTCGTGCCAAACGATGCCGAATCAGCACCAGGCGTCGTGTTGTCGCTGACCACTGAACGAGAGCTACGCGACAGCGCTTGACTTGCGGAGTTCACCACCGACGACACACGTGACGAGGCACCGGTGTACAGTGACCGACCGGCGCTCCCAATGAAGTTCCCGAAACCAGCTAGACCACCACCGGTGCCACCAGCGCCGCCACCGATACCAGAGCTCCCGCCACCGGTACCACCAGCACCCGAGCCACCAACACCGCCGCTGCCGTTAAAGCCGGCAGAGACCGAACCAAGCAGGTCGCCGATGCCAGAGCGAACTGAACCACCAACAAGCCCACCAAGGGTGTCAGCTGCCCGCCCAAGACCTGGGACTTGTCGAATGTACTTGCCAAATGTGTCGCCAACAATCCGCTCAGCGGCACGACCGCCAATTGCGGACAAGGTACGGGTGAACTTGTTCTCGCCGCCACCGCCTTCAGCTGGTCCACCTTTTGCGCTGATCGTACCAGCGGCACTTGCCCCACGACCAGTCGGCATCGGGTCTCCAGGCGATCCAGGTAGACCGACGAAGCGCTTCTCTGGTGGGTCAGCTTTCATGACTCGCATTGGTGCCATGACCATGAAGTCATAGTCGAACTGCATCGTGAACAGGTTTGGGTCACTTGATTCGTGTGACACGTCGTCAAGGTCAAACGACACAATACGTGGGTTCATGAAGAAGAACGCAACTTCCTTGGCCGCGCCGTCGATCTTGTCCGCGCCGGCCATTGGCTGCACGAAGAACTGCGTGATCTTGATCGCCTGAATCGCGTTTCCAATGTCGGTGTTCAGCGCAGCTCGCGTTGCGTAGTCATTCTTACGGCCGATGTCGGATGAGAAGATCATGCCGTTGCCGGAGTTGTACGCCTCAACCTGCTCAGCGATGTCGTGACTGGCACTTGCGGATCGACGAGTGATTGGTGAGTGCACCATCATCATGATCCGGAAGAAGTTGTACACCTGGTTGCCGGTGTCGTCAGCGAACGTCATGGTCAGCTCGCGGTGTCGGATCTGCTTCAGGACCTTCGTACGGAAGTTGTACTGGTTGACCTCCTCGTACTCAAACTCGACCTTTGGACGATCAACCGTCTTGACCAGGAAGATGAACTTGTTGTCCTTGAGCTCGGGGTATTCGGAGATGATCTGTGGCTTGAACAGGAACTCAACCTTGAACAGGAACTTGAGCTTCGGTCGGTAGTTCGTGTTCGCTAGGCTGTGAGCGTACGAGGTGGCCCACCACTCTCCAGCCGGGGCTGTGTTGTTTGGGGGCGCCTCATTGCCTCGCCCGAAGGCCTCCTTGAGACGCGGCTCAAGCTTGCCCTTGGAGAAGTCCTCGACAGCGTTACCAAAGAGCTCGGTGGCCGTTCGTTCAACGTTCACGCCGCCTTTCTTGAGGAGGTCCTTGATGTCTGGCATGTCAATCCTTCTTCGTGATCGTGAAGTACGAGCGGTAATCGGAGGACTTGTGGTCGATCTCCTGCTTCCACTTTCCTCGAACCAATCGGTTTACTAGGCGTTGGTAGAGCTGAGCGCGGCTGCCTTCGCTCTTCTCGGCAGTGAACGACATCGAGTCAACGTCGTGTTGGTTCATGAACAACCTGGTGATCTCAATCACGGTGGCGAAGACACGGAACTCATCCCCAGATCCAGTCACTTTCAATGTCATACCCGTTGAATGCGCTGAACGCTCACCGAAGGCCATCTCCCAATGCGATCCTTTGCGTGGAACACGGTCAATATCAACAACAATCTGCCGATCACCAGCATCGAACTTCGCTTGGTATGCGATCACCCCACGCTGGCCATCCTCGAGCTCACCCATTCGGGTCTCCTCAGTCCAGGTATAAGGGTCGTCAAGTAACTCAAGCAGAAGCATGAAGGGGATCCAGTTGGATCCCCTATTTAGTTCACTCGCGATAGCTGCCTCTAGCACTCGCGATAGCTGCCTCTAGCTCTGGAAGAGGCTAAAGTTGGATCACGCGTACTGGATCAGCTCTTTCCAGTTTGGCACGCCAGAACGAACGATGTCCAGCCCCTTTGTGAACTCGCGCATCGTGACCGCGGTGATCTCCTTGCGACCATGCATCACAAGCAGGTGATCAAGCAGCTCTTCCTTGCGCTCGATTGAAACGTCGTCGCCACCAAGAGATGGCAGGATCTTGCGCATGCGCTGCAGGATCTGGGCTGGCGTTAGGTCCATGTTGATCTTGGCCGAACGCGACAGAATGGCGGTGTCGAACTCTTCCTTCTTCAGGTTCGAGATGAAGATCACACGACCAGTGAAGTCAAACGACGATGGGTACCGAACCTTCGAAGGATCAGAGCTGATCTGGTCGTCGATGGTCTTGAAGAACGCCTCTCGCTCATCATCATCCATCTTTGACACGTTCACGGTGTTCGATGAAACCCAAGAGATTTCACGAACAGGTGACGTGTCAAGCGCGGCCTTGAGCACGTTCGTGGCGTCTTGGTTGCCCCACATGCTATCCAGGTCATCAAAGATCACTAAACCACCGTCACGGAACATGAACAGCGTCTTGTAGATCTCAGCCGGGGTGGCCTTGCCTGACAGCTTCTGGTAATCCTTGCCCTTCGTGAGGCCCATCTGTTGGACGGTCTTCATGATGGTGTACGTCTTGCCGGTACCTGGACCACCGTAGATCAGCAGCGAGCGCAGCGTGCCTTTACAAGCCATCTCAACGAGCTGTGACATGTGTCCGTACAGCGTCTCTGGGTCCTTGACCTCAGCCTCGGTTGGACCGGCTTTCAACGCGCCTTGGAGCTGTGAGTACAGCTGTTGTGCTTGCTTGCTGTCACCAGCAGGAATGAAGCGCTTGGTCTCTGGGTCCTGTGCTGTGACCTTGATGTACAGGATCGGGTCTTTCTTGCCGCTCTTTTCAACAGGCTTTTCGCCTTCATCTCCACCTGATACCGCGCCAGGCTCGGCGTTCCATTTTCCGCGTCCAGTCTTCTGACCGCGGATATACGCTGGGATCAGCACATCGTTCTTATCGGCAACGGTCTTGATCTGTGCCCAAGTGACGTCGCGGGCTCCGGCCTCGCCGTACTCGTCGACCATCATCTTGAAGAACGAGTCATCGCCAACGCGCTTTGCCATCTCATCGAGCTGCAAAGATTCGTTGATGGCCTTGACCTCGATCTTGCCCTCTTCTGGGCTCTTGATCAGGCGCGCAATCTCCTTCATCGCGCCAAGCAACGTACCGGCGTTCAACGCGAACTTGTCCCAAACATCAATTGCATGTACGTGCCCGGCTTTGACTCGGACCTGCAGCGCGCGATCACCAAAAAAGTACGTGTACGCGTCGAATCCCGCGACCTTGTTCACGTGTCCAGGACCACCGTCTCGGTAGAGTTTGGCACCAAGCAACTTGGGCAGCCTACGTTCGAAAGCTGAGAGTACTCGAGCGAAATCATCTTCGCTGAACTTGGCTTCGACCAGGAAGTTTTTGAAGGAGAGCATGTGATCTCGATGGAAAAAGATGTGTCGTATTTACAACAAAGGGCTGCATTTGCAGCCCTTGTCTTAAGCGATGAACGCTTAGGTCACTGCGCCGCCAAGCGCCGTACCCAGACCCTGACCAGCGTCGATGGAGCGAGCGTGATCATACCGCAGCGTCAGCTGAATCGTCGCAGCCTCTGACGAGGTGTAATCTAGATCGCCAAAGTCAGCGGCTTGAATCATGACACCTTCAAGAATCCATGTTTCAACGATGCCTTCGTTGCCGTCCAGTAGCTCAAGACGTGAGCCGAACTTGTAGTCAGAGCCAGTAGCTGCGGTGTTCAGCCAGCGACCGTCGAGCGAGGTGCCAACAAGCTTCTGTTGAGTCTCGAGCTGGCCCTTGATGACGCGTGATGCCAGGCCCGTGATGTCATCTTCAACGGTCATGTTCATTGCAGACCAGGTGTGCTTGCCTGCGACGTACGCGACGCTGTTGTAGCGGTGGATTGCGACCTCTTCGAACTCGAGCTGAGGACGCGTCACCGTGGTGGCTTGCATCGTCAGGTTTCGCGAATTTATGCCCGTCACGAGACGACCGATATCAAGGAACGTGACGCGCCACTTGTTCTTGAGCTTTGGGTGGAGAATTCCACTGCCGCCGCCTGGAATTCCGAAGTTTGCTAGAGTAGCCATGCTCAATCTCCTTGTGTGAGCTTCAAAGTATTTACACCGCTGACCCAAAATCGATGCAAATTGGTTTGCTAGATAAAGAACAATTGAGAAGAGACATGAAGCCAACCACCCTTGAAGAGTACCTTGCGCTGGACTTGAAGAACAACCACTTCAGGTACATGGAGCAGTCAATCAAAGATCTGCTAGTGGAGCGCACCCCAAATTGCCATGGTGATCTAGTCGAACGGGCATTCTGGCTCCAGAACGGGCTTAAGGACTACCCTACGTGCAAACGTTGTGGGACAAAGCTCTCATCTAGAAATTGGTACCCGTCTGTCACACAAAAGCAGCGCGACAGAGGATGGCCGCAGAAGGGGTATCGACCATTCTGCGGCCGTGTTTGCGCTATGAATGATGAAGCCAAACACCAACGCGTGCGTGACACGTGCATTGATCGCTATGGCGTGCCGCACGCCCTACAGTCCAACCTGGTCCAGGCTAAAAGAAAGCTCACTAACCTGGAAAGGTATGGTGCCGCTAATCCAATGGCTTGGAGTTCAGAGCGTTTCAAGAACACCATAAGGTCGCTGTACGATGTCGTCGCTGTGCGACACATTGATGGTGTTTCAGACAAAATTCGTCAAACCAAACAAACACAGGAGCTCTTAGTACGCCGGGTTAAGGAACTTGAGCAGCTGTTTGAAGTTCAGGTAATGTCAGCCCCGCCATCTGATGTGTTCAGACTGCACGATGTCGAGCTTAGATGGAAACACACCTGTGGCCATGAGTACACATCGAATATCACATCGCGTGGACTAAGATTCTGCCCACGGTGCTCAAATGGCACATCAAGGGCCGAGTCAGAGCTGGGTGATTGGATTGAGGGTCTTGGATTTCGTGTGCTAAGGCGAAATCGTGAGTTTGGGTTTGAGCTTGACTTGTATCTGCCGGATCTTAAGCTTGGCATTGAATATGATGGGACGTACTGGCATTCCGCGAGATTCGTTTCTCAAGAAAAATCAATGCAGAAGCTTGAGTGGGCCGAAGCTGCCGGAGTGCGGCTGATCACCCTACAAGAACATCTTTGGGTGAACGCCAAGGACCTAGTCAAAGCCCGCCTGTCGTCGGTGCTTGGTTTGAATCAACGTGTCATGGGGCGGCGCTGTTCAGTCCAAAAGCTAGACGCGGGCAGCAGCAATGATTTCTTCATGCGCTCGCACCTACAAGGTGCGGCTCGGGCGAGCATCAGCTATGGTCTGATTCTCAACGACGAGCTCATTGCTGCTATGTCATTCGGCCCATCCCGATTTCTAAAGAGCGCCGACTGGGAGCTCATTAGATTTGCGTCGGCCCCTGGAGTGAATGTTCAGGGCGGCGCTGGAAGGCTGCTGAAGGCGTTTAGGGCCGAGCACAAGGGATCTATCGTGAGCTATGCTGATCGCTGCTGGAGCACTGGAAACCTGTACAAACGACTTGGCTTCAGGTTCATCAGGAACTCGAAACCTTCGTACTTTTGGGTGTCAGGTCAACACGTGTTTACCAGGTACCAAACACAGAAAGGGAAGCTTGAGAAGCTTCTAAACGAGATCGGAGAAGAATTTCATCCAGCTTTTAGCGAAGAGGACAACATGCTGAACGCAAGATTCCTCAAGGTCTATGATCGAGGAAATTTGGTGTGGTTGCTGGATTAGCGGGCAATTTCAGTCCAGGGGTCGCCAGCCTTGTATCCACTCATCTTGATCCAGCGATAAGGCAGCTCGTCGATGGTGCGTACCTTGGTTTGACGATTGTCAAGGATGTAGCCTTCGGCTTCGAGCACTAGGTGCCCATCGCCATTCTCGTCGGCGCACAGCACCAGACGATTTGGCACGTTCTGTTCCCAGAGCAGATGACGGCACGTCAACACGAAGTCATCGCAGTCACCGACCAGACGGCCATTTTCAAGTGCGGCCTTGATCATCGCTGGGTCATGCCAGTGCTCAATCAGGCCGTGCTGTTCTTTGTCGGTCTTGTACTCGAAGATCTTGAACACGCGTGCATGAACACGCTGTACGATCTTGACCTGTTCTTCAGTCAGCATTCAACGCCTCGCTCTTGGCCTTGTTTGCATCCAAGTGGGGGTTCAGTGACCTTACCTGGTTCAAATGGCTGCACCGGGACGGTCTTGCAACCGACCAGTGCAGCAAGCATCAGAACCGCGATGACGGCTTTCATCAGATCTCAGCGTTCGTTGCAACAACGCGGATTGGGATGTAGATGAATTCCGCGGCGCGCGTTGGCTTGATCGCGATGTCAAGGTACAGCTCGTTCCGGTCGATGCGAGTTGGTGTGTTGTTCGACGTGTCGCAAAGCGTTGCGAAGTCAAACAGACCGCGCTTCGTCAGGATGTCGTTCAGCACACCATCAGCAGCTGCCTTCAGGTTGTCACGAGTGATCTGATCGTTCGGCTCGAACACGAATGGGAACGCACCCTTACGCATCGTGCGGCGCAGGTAGCACAGCAGGCGAACGACGTTGATGCGATCCAGCGCGCTGGCAGCCGATGCCGAGGTCTTCTGACCCCAGACCAAGATACCACGACCTGGGAAGAACACGATTGGGTTGATGTTCTTGTCGTACTCGTACAGGATGTCGCGCTGACCTTGGTTCAGGTTCGCCTCGACGAACGTGGTTGGGCCGCCGAGTGCACCAGACACGTAACCAACTTGTGCAACGCCGGACACGATGCCACGGTTCACACCAGCCGGTGCAAGCCAGACGTACGACTGGTCATCGCTGTAAGCGATCGTGCGGAGGGCCGTGCCTGATGGAGCAGCGAGAACGTTGCGACCGTCAAGGTTCGAAACCACGCACCATGGGTAGTAGTACGCAATGTTCGTGCCACGAACGCGTGCGGAGGTCATGGCCCAAGTTGCGGCCTGCTCAGGAGTCAACGTGCATGGCACGTCACAGACAGCCATCGCTTCTTCACCTACATCAACGACCAGCGCTGAAAGCTCGTCAGCAACCTCGTGGTAGCCAGGGCAAGCCACCAGGTTGAACTCATAGAGCTCGGAGCGAACCTCGGTGTTGCTGTTGATGGCAGCCTGCAGTGCGGCAACGATGGCCACACGACGAGCTGCGTCGTTTGCGCCGAGCGGGTCAACCACGGTCACAAGGCTTGCGGCGATCGTGAACTCATCACCAGCTTGGAACGGAATAGCACCGTCCACGATGCTGAAGTTGATGCGGTTGTTGTCGTACGGCGTATTGATGACACCAGAACCGGTGCTGCCAGAGACCGTTCCAACGACGTTGAACGTGGTGGCTGAAGTGAACGTGATCGTCCAGTTCTCAGCGACGGCCAACTCGTCGGTGGCAAGACCAACGACCTCACCATCACCAACGTTGCCGCCATCAGCGACAGCTTGGTAATCAACAGCGAAGCTGAAGCGGTCACCAGACTCGAATGGCGTGCTGCCAGCGCTGATCGTGAAGTTCACACGCGTGGAGCTGAATGCAGCGCCGACGGTGCCGATGCCAACGTATCCCGAAACTGAACCGCGAACGGTGTACGAGGTCGGGGTGCTGAACGTTGCAGTGAAGACCTGCGGACGAACTGAGGTGTTCGTGACGGCGATCGAGCTGATCGCGCCGTTGCCAACGCCAGAGAACAGGATCGAACCTGACACTAGCTGCGGCACGCCAAGGGCCACGAAGGTCTCTGGTTGCTCATCATCGAGATCGATGTCGGCGCGGACAACGTATGCTCGTGCACCGGTGCCGAGGAACTGGTTCAGCGCCAGCAGACCGTACTCGTTGCGAGCATCGCCGTGGAATTCATTCCCAGCAACGTCGTTGCGGAAGTATGGAATGCCAAAGAGCTCGATGGACTGCGTCAAGCTGGTCACTGTACGAACGACACCAGACTCAAGGGTGCCGACTGCAGGCGTCACGCCATTTGGCTGAGTCTTACCAGCACGGGTGGCGATGAAGAACAGCGGTACCGTTGAGGCCGTGGCCGGGAAGAAGAATGACTCGTTGATGACCGAGACTGATACACCTGGAGAAACGAGGGTTGCCATCTATGCGCTCCTGCTTGTTGATTGTGAGCTGTTGCTCTTGCGTTCATGCGTATTTAGGACAGATCAAAAAGTTCGTCCAACTTCAAACGCACTTTCAGAGCAGCTTCAGGGCCTTGAGCGCCATTCGAACCAGCTGCCTCGGGGTGCCGGCCTTTGTTTCTTGCTCAATTTGCTCGGGTTCGAGTTTCAGGTTTCGAATCAGCGATCGCATGTCCTTACGATCCTGGAACTTCAACTCAATCCGCTCGTCATCGAGACGCTGCCCGAGATCAATCAACACAGCACGAGCAGCCACCAACGCATCAGCGCTGCCTGGTTCCGCATTCTGTACCTGGTCGTACAGCATACGGTAGTCCTTCTTGAGGACCATCAGGTACGTGAGCTCTTGGTTCTGCTTCTTTTCCTTGGCCATTGGAATCAGCTCAAGGAGCTTCACCACCTTCTTGAGGTACTCTTTGCGTTCCATGTCTGGATTGCACGCGATCTCCAGTGCGGTAAGCCAGCGACCAACCACCTCCTTGAGGTCCTCGAAGCGCTTGTGATACCCAGCGCCACCAGCAGCGCGGAACTCTAGGTACTTCGGTGCCGGGAACTTCAGGTTCACGGAGTAGTACTTGCCCGTTTCCTTCAGCGCGCGCTGGCCGAAGGCAATGATGTCCTTGGCGGCCTTTGGGATCTCACCACGGTCGGTGATACCGTCGATGACGGTTTGGAGCTGTGATCGGGTGTACGTGTTTGCTTCACGCTCGAACTTTTCCAGCACGTACTTGTCGCCCATGAACAGCACCAGTTTCAGGGCATCTAGCTTCTCAAGACCAGGCATTGAGATGTTGACGTGCAGGCCAGTGCTCTCGTTAGTGCGCATCTCGGCCTTGTCAAGCCAGCGCAGCAGCTTCTCAAGGGTGCCAATGGCCTCATCAGCTGGCAGTGGTGGCGACACGATCTCAAAGCCATAGCCCTTCATGCCAGATTCGTAATCGCTTCCGTCATCATCAAGGATAGATGAATCGTGCGTGATGTTCCAGTGCGCGTACCCGTGAGCGTTGACCTTAACGACCTCTGACAGCTCGCGGCTGAGGTGCTGTCGAAGAACCTCAGCGCTGGCCTTCCAACCACCCATATAGTTCACGTTTCCTGGAGCTGACTTGAAGATCGCGGTGTTGGTTGCCCAGCCGTACTTGGCCTCGAGCTCGTACGCGTCGATGAACCTCTGGCCGGTCTTGAACGCCGCTGCGAACCAGTCTGACCAGTCGTACCGTGGTGCCTTCTTCTCGGCCTTGCGACGCCCAGCCGCCTCATCATCGTCGAAGTCCATCCAGTTCTGCTCGACGTACTGGTCTTGCTTCTCGCTTAGCCAATCGGCGTAGTCACGCTCAATCTCACGTGCCTGAGGGCTGTTGATGATGAAGTACTCTCCGAACTGCGCGTACGTGTCGAGCTGGTTGACCTCGATACTTGGAGGCTCGTCATCCGCTGCCGTCCAGAAATCAGAACCCTCAGGGCACAGGACCTCGATCTCAAAACCGACCTTGGCGTCATCACCTAGGCGCTTGAAGACCGACGCGTACCCGCGCTGGTTCATGCGGCGCTCTGACAGGAACTGCTTGAAGGAGATCATAGCGGTGCAGGTGGGAATGGCTCATCGCCACGTGTCGGTGGCGTGAACTGGCTGAACTCGACCCAGTTAACGCCATTCCAGCGTAGGGCCTTGCCAAGCGCTTCTCGCCACCAGGTTTCATCGACCTGTGGGTTGGGTGGCACCGTGTTCCCGGTGTATGTGCAATCAGTCTCGGTGAGAACTGGCTGTGGGTTCGTGTCGAACTCGATGCGAGCAACTGGGGTGCCAAACGGCGTGATGTTCCCGTCCTCATCAACCTCAAGCACGGTCTGAGGACCGCCAGTGGCGATCTGCAGGATGATCTTGCGCACCAAGTCGTCCTTGATACCCATTGGGGTGCTCAAGAAGATTGGCAGCTCAAATGTCAGCGTCCACGTCAGGATCCGTCGATCGGTGGCGGCTGGATAGTTTTCCTCGTTCGCGATGTCAGTGAGCTCGACTTTCGTGATCTTTGTCCAGTCAAACGGGGCATCTGACTTCTGGATCTGCAGGTCGGGGTTGAACAGAATCAAGATCTGCTCAAGGATCTGATGCAGCTGATACACGTTCGAGGCGTAGATCGTGAGCTCCATCGTCATGTTGTAAGGGATCGGCATGGCGCGCTTGACCACCGTCAGGTCGTCAGGAAACACCCCACCGGTCTTCATTGTGACTCGATGATCAACGTACGCTTGAACCTTCCGACGCTCAGGGGCTAGGGTCAGGCTTTGCATGTGCACGGCCATGGTTGGCAGTGAGAACATGCGGTTCTGTGTGTTCCCGGCGAAGAGCGCCGCCACCACGCGGTCCTTTGAACCGACAACGCAAGGGACACTGATGAACTGCTCTTCATCGCACTCGCCCTTTCCGGTCTGCACCTGCAGGCCCTGAAAGATCGAGATGAACTGCATGATGTACGACCGAAGCTGGGCATCAAAGAAGTACTGTCGAATCATCTGGTGCTCCAGCCATCAATGTCATCGGTAAGATCTGGTATGTAGCCACCAATCGAGCGCGCAAAGGCATCACCTTCCTTGGAGCGGCGGCTTGAGTGCTCTGGGTGAGCGGCGCCGTGCTTCTCAGCCCGCTCAACAGCGAGCTCCCACAAGTGTGTGCCTAGTCCTTGTCGACGGTACGGTTTTCCAACAAAGACCTTCTCGATCTCTCCAGTGCTCTTGTCCCACTCAATGTACCCAACAGCGCCTGCGCTGTTGAACAGGTCGATTCGGTGCAGGTCCTCAGTCTCAGAGTACTTGTCCTTGAGTGAATCCCAGTCAAAGCCCTCAAACAGGTCAGCTAGCTTCATCAGCGAACCCCCTTGGATGACAGCGGAACGACCTTAGGCTGGTTGAAGATCTCGCGCTGAGACGGCTTGTGCGAGCTGCGCTCGTCTCTCCTGTCCGTTTCCACGTAGACCCACTTGTTCTTGGCCGAGCTGAACTTGTACAGACGAGCTGGAATCTTGAGCTTCGGGTCGTAGTTCAGACGGTAGTACGCACCATCAAGCTGGCCAGCCACGTCTGGCAGCTTGTACCCCTCTTCGTACGGCAGGCCGTCTGGCGGCAGACCGTCTTCAACGTACAAACCGGTTCCATCATAGGTGCCTGGCTCGTTGAAGCGATTCATGCCAGAGGCCTGTTCAAGGATATTTGCGCCCTGCTCTGGAACCGCCTTACGTGCCTCCTCGTTCGTTGCCTCAGTAGCGGTCAGCGGACCGGTTTGGATCTGTTGGATACCTTCGAAGAACGAACCGTCATCCACCACGTACTTCTGCGTGTCAACGGTACCGAGCAGATCACGGTGCTCTTGCGATGGGATGAGCTGCGACGCTTGGAAGCGGAAGATGATCGGACGCCAGTTCGTGGTGAAGCCTTCAGCTGACCAGCTGGTGTCCGAGACCTCAAGGAACTTGCGAACTGGCCGCAGGTTGTGGTCGTACTGCGTCTCGCTTGGAATCTCCAGCACATCACCAACGACAACTGGACGTCCAAGTGCCTTCACCATGGAGGCAAAAGACACCGTGAAGTTGTACACATCAGCGACCTGGAAGCCGAACTTGCTCAGGTCAGACAGCGCGTCAAACGGTTGGTACGCTGCCTTGAGGCTGATCGACTGGTTCGCGTAATCACGATCACGGTTCTCAAGGAAGACCGGATCCTGTACGTCATCGAGGCGCGTGCTCTGCCAATCGAAGAGCTCCAGGCTCTGCAGCTCCCATGGTTGATCTGTCGTCACACCAGAAAACGATGTCGGCACGATGCGCCAGAACCGAGATGGGCTGGACTGCTTTAGGCGAATCAGGTTTGGTTGGCCGTCATCAGGCACGTTGACGACATCGACACGATACCAGTCCATGTCGATTGGGATCGAGAACATGTCGCCGGCTGAGAAGGGCACGGTGCCGGCCAGGATCGTGAATGCCGCGTACTTGGACAGGTACCGCTGGCCGACCGTTACGGTGCCTAGGACCTCCGTGGTGTCGCCGGTGAAGAACGCCGTGAACGATGTAGGCGATACAGCAGACAGCATGATGGTGCCACGGCGGGCCTCCGGTGTCGCCGAGGGCGTGCCGATTGTTCCATTGCCCGTTCCCGTGTACAGGATCTTTGTCGGATCGATTCGGAAGCCACCGTTCGAGCGCTCAACACGGAGCTGCAAGGCCCGGCGACCGGCCACCGGCTGAACAAGCCGGATGGACGTGATGTGATGCGTGTTCGGTTGGCTTGGACCGTACGCTGTCGCTCCGTACGAGGTCTTAGTGATGCCAAAGTCGTACCCAACCCAGGCTGGATCGGTCAGCACGGCCAAACCGGTCTGCGGGCTGACCCACGCGCTGGCCAAGCCGTCAAAGACGTCGGCAGAGCCGTTCATTGGCTCGCCTTCACCAACCAGATCAACAAGTCGACCCTGCTCATGGACACCAAGCAACTTGAACACGTTCACGGTGGCACCTGAGATGTTCAAGGCCGCAGCGGCGATCTGTTCTTGGTATGAGTCGTCGCCGTTGTTGGAAAGATCCCATTCGCCTGTGCACAGCTCAGGTGGCACGTACACGCTTGGAGGTGCTGGCGTTGCCCCGATTCCTGAAGACAGATTGTCCTCATTGTTCGGGTTGTTTAGCGACCCTGCACCGTCTGGGCAGGTCGTGATTGGAAGAGTTGCCATCAGTAAATCGTGCGCCCAAGGCGCTTGTTGATGTTGATGCCGTACTGACTGGCTCGTTCGCCAACTGCTGATGACGCGGCAGATACCATCATCGGCCAAAAATCAACGCTGTCATCAGTACGACCACCGACGAGTACGTTCTCCATGTCCACGCTCTCGTCGAACAGGTACGCGTTGCGACCAAGCTCGGCCTCGATCTCTTCTACCTCAGCTTGCAGCTTACGGTACTCCTCACGAGCTGCATTCGCCCAAGCAAGCACTTCCTTGTTCACCGCCTGGACAAGGGCGTACTTTGCATCATCGTCGAAGGCCTCATCCTCGGCCTTGTACAGATCAGCGCGCTTGATCTTGCCATCGCTCTCTTTGATCTCCTTGACCTTAGCAGCGATCTCTTTCTTCTGAGCCGCGGTGAACGATTCGAACAGTTGGTGGAGCTTCATGATGGTCCTTCGGCACTTTTGTTCCCTATGCAAGCAGGAAGCTAACGTTTCCATGCTCAGCGTTCTGCACTTCGTAATCGAAGAGCTGCTGTCTCAGGTCAGTGAAGTCCTGACGAGCTTCAGACAACAAGGTCTCACCGTTCAGCGTGATGGTGCCAGACGGACCAGGGGTTCCAGAGCTGTACTTGGATCGAATCAAGCCGAGGATCTCCTTGCACTCAGCCATGGCCCAGCCTTGCAGCCACTGCTTGCACCAGCGATCCAAGAGCAGCTCTTGCTCAGGCCGTTCGAGCTCAACCTCAAGCACGACCTTCTCGTTCCGGGAGATTCGGCGGGCGATGTGAAGTTCACGACGCGCCTCGTTCCAGACGAATGGCATGTCGCCAGCAAAGATTCGCTTGAACTCCTCTGACAGGGAGTGCATCAAATGGATGCTTAGCACGTCAGTGTACCCTGAGCTGTAGAACTGCGACAGGAAGGTCTGGAAGTACACGTTCGTGTCCCAGTTCATGCTGTTCGCGCCAAGGATATTCAGGCGGTGAATCTTGTGCACAGTGACGACACGATCAGTCTGTTCAACGGGGGAGTTCAGGTAGTACATCTGCTGATCGTTCAGCAAGGTGAACAGCATGTACCGCATCTCGTACGCACCCATGCTGAGCTGACGGTACGTCTCGATCGCGTTGTCAATCGCGATGTTGAAGTGATCCTCGGTGAGCTCCACGCACTGCGTTGGGTACCCAAGCTGGCTCTTCAGCACGCGAATCAGACGCAGCCGCTCGTCGTACGAGCCGTCAGTTCCAACACCGATCTTTTCGGTTGTTGGAGTACCTTGTTGTGAGGTGTTCGCTTGTTCCCAGCTTGTGCCGTTGAAGACGTTCAGGGTGCGTGTTCCGGTGTTGTAGAACAACAGGCCTGGGTACGGTGTCACCAGATCAGTTGGCTCAACGGTGAACTGTCCAATGAACGCTGGAATGATACCGGTGCCGGTGTTGAACAGCGTGCTTGACGGGGTTGGGATCTGCCAGGCGACGCCATCCCAGTACTGCACGCGCCTGGTAGTGTAGTCGTACACCACATCACCGAGTGCTGGTGTTTCTGGCAGTTCGGTGAAAGCTCGTACCGAGCTGAGCGGCACCCACGTCGGACCAGGTGCCAAGAGCAACATGTTGGTTGGGCTGGCAATGACCCACTTCTTTCCATCGAAGACCTTGAGCTGCGTGGCGACGCTGAAGAAGTACGTCTGTCCTGGGGTACCTGGGTTAACGGCACCAGTGGTAATCGTGTCGGTGCGAGTCGGAATCCAGACTGAACGCGTACTGTCCCAGTACTGAACCAAGTTCAGCTGCTGATCGTAGTACACCATTCCCGGGTTCGGGTTAGTTGGAGCACTTGGGTATGACGGGATCGAGCCCGTGAATGAGCTGGAGTCCTTCTCGATCCGTGAGCTTTCCAGCGGGTATGACTGGATGCCGATCGGGTAGTACTGCAGGACGTTCGTTGATCCATGCACCGACGCGTAGTACACGGTGCTTGGATCAGTTCCAGTGACCGTGACGGTCCACTCGATGAGCTCGCCAACTGGGGTTCCGGTCGGCAGAGACTGACCCAGGATGTTTGACCAGAACCCAACGACCTGGCCAGTCCCAAGAGCACTGGCCGTTGGATCGCCCCAGACCAAGGACGGGGTGAAACGATCACCGTCCTGCGGGTAGTTGTTTGCGGTGATCGAGCTGGTGCTCAGAACCAGCACCGCGCCGTCAAGCACACGAGTGCTGCTTGGTCGACGGATCTTCAGCTGAATGGTGCTGGGAGTAGGCCGAGTGAGCTCAAGCTGAAACTCACGCGCCTCGATCCAAAGCTCGTGCGTCGTCAGCTGGTTGATTTCGTGCGCCATGTTTTGACCTGGTAGTGCTCCAGGTATTTATGGCGCGGCTGGATAGATACTGGTATGAAGTACGTTCTCCACACCTTTCGGCCAACTGAGACAATTGACGCGGTGATTCGCTTACTGGGTCGTCACAACCTCAGCCAGCAGGAGCTGCGTCCATTGTTGAGGCGATTCAATGAGCTCAACGGCATCAAGGTCCCTCGCCCGGGCATGACGTATAAGATTCCGCTGCCCTTTGAGGTCGTAGATGACCATGGCAACGTGGTGGACGTGACGCCACAAGAGCTGCTGGATCCCCCTCCGGGGTCCTAGGACCCCGGAGTTAGGTGAACGCTATTTGTCACCTAATGCCTGTATTCTTCGCCGCCTCCCAGCCAAGGACTCTCCGCACAAGCTTCGCGATGTTCGCGGCGTCATCTGCACCGTTGTGGTGCCGGCCGTCAAGCTTCTCACCCGCGTGCTCCAGCATGCGCTCCATACCGATCTCCTTCTGCAGACCGAAGCGCAGCGCGTACAGGGTCTTGATGTTCAAGTGTCGCATCTGAGCGAAGATGTTGTGCTCTCGGCTGATCCCATACAGGTCGTGCAGCGATCCTCGTCCCGATCCTTGAGACCCAAGCTTCACTCGATCGTACTCGCCGCATGAGAACCAAACGTGATCTTTGGTGAGCTTGTAGTCAGCCTGGATCGCTTGGAGGACATCACGAATGTCAGACCCTTCGTCAATGTCGGCTTGCGTCCAGCCGGTGAGCTGCGTGCAGAACGGCGTCACCGGCGTGCCGCGCAACGGCCGCACGATGTACGAAGACACGTCGCAAATTTCACCACCGCGTAAAAGCTGCGCGATCCCGATCTCAATGATCTCATTGGGCAGTATGCCCTGCTCTTCCCGCGTGGCCCAGCACGTTGCCTCCACGTCTACCACAATCACGCGGTCCAATCTAGCGCCCATCTCTGTCCTTAAGAAGTTCTTGCAGCTCGTCACGTTCAACAAGGAGCAACAGCTCCTCGGCCTTCAAGGCCCTCATGGCCTCAACAAACGTGTCTTGTCCGAGCTGCGTCTGCTGTCGATAGAAGGCCTGTCGCTGAATCAATCGACGCCGAGAGCCGTCAAGAACCTGCAGGCGCTGCTCGATCCAACGCACGCGGCCTGACGAAATAGGCAGGGCTGAAGCGTTGATCGAGGCCGGCCTTGAACCAGCTTGGGAGCTCGCGGCCGGTCCAGGTAGAGAACCTGATCTTTTCACCAAGGTAGAAATTGCGGTACGCAGCCACTGCATCATCTTTGACCTTGAACTGCTCGGGCATGGCCTGCGGGAAGGGTGTGAGCGGGCTCTCAGCCAGGTTGTTGGGGGCACGGCGCAGCACGTTCAGCAACTTCTCTTCCGTGGCGTGCAGCTTACCGAAGCGGTACGTGTACTCGTTGCACACGGAGGCGAACAGTTGGTACAGCCAGCCGTAGTTCTCCGTGCTTGTGCGGCACCAGACCGTGCAAGGATGGTTTGGATGTGCCACGAGGTAATGACCACGGCCGCCAACGATCTTGACGACCTCGGTCGAGGTCGCGCCCTCTGGGGTCTCGACCTCGGTCTCGATCACTGACGCTAGCTCACCAGGCAGCAGGTACAGACGCTTCGAGCGCTTGTTGACCCTTACGGGGACCATCTTTCCATCGAGCAACCTGTGCGCGGTGCTCAACATCTGCGCGTACTCGATGATCATCTTGCGGACGTGCTGGTCACAGTGCTCGACGGCAGCTGTCCTGGGGTCCTTCTGCAACACAAAGATGTTCATGTTGCCGATTGTACCACGACCTTAGGTCCGAACAATGACCGTTCCGGTTTCGTTGTTCGAGAACGTCACTGTGAGCTGCGTGGCGCTGGTGTATGTGATGTCAAGCGGGATGATGCTCTTCACGTCATTCGGCGACGATAAGCCGGTGTTCTTGTACACCTCGACTGAGACGAGCCTGACGCCAAGATTGTGCGTGACGGTCCAGGTTGTGGCTGCTGTTGTCTGGGTGTGCGTGTACTTGGCACCAAACAACGTCGAGTTCATCGGGGTGAACGACGCGCCGTTGTAGATGTTGGTGATGCCAGTGGCGGTGTTGTACCAGATCTGGCCAACGAACGGATTCAGCGGGGCGGTGCTTCCAGCGCTGTTCTGCACGCTGCGCAACATGGTCTGCTGGAAAACCTCGCCCCAGCCGGCGGTGTACCTGCCGATCAGCGGCACTGGTCGAGTGCTGAGGTACTGTCCTTCTAAGACGAGAATCGAGCTCTCACCTTGCACGGTGAACTCGTACGTACTGATGTCAGTGATGGCGCCCGTTGTGAGCTCAGTACCGCTGCCAGCCGGCAGGGACTCAATCACACGAATCCTGGTGTTGCCACCGACAAATTCGCTGGGCAGCACGTCACCTGAGCTGGTGCGCGTGTACACGGTGTATGAACCGTTGTACTTTGGATTTCCAGTGACCGTGAAGGTCGTGGCGACTAGCAGTCTTGTGCCAGTCGGCGCGGTGCTCGACGTGTAATTCCAAAACGGATAGCGAGTTCCGCTTGCATCAATCCACTCGCGCCCGTGAAATAGCTGGGTGACGTTCCCTGCAACCTCAAAGAACCGAGGTGAACTTCCGCCCGGAGCGGGGTTGATGTTGACGATGTTCAGCGAGCGCATAGCTGTCCTTAGCAGGTTAGGACATATTTACGAGCCACCGACTTAGTCTCAGATCACCCTGAACTCGACATCGAAGTAAACGAACGGCCACTCGGGCTTGTGCTTGACCGCTACATCGTACTTGATGACTTGGAGGCTCGTTGAGAGCTTCCTGGAGATCACCCAGTCATCAAGCTCCTGGCACTCCAGCAGATCAGTGAGCAGCACCTCAGACGCGGTGAGCGCTTGGTTGTCAGTGATCTGGAACACCTTGGTCATGTACCGCAGGGTGTTCACAACGGGGGTGGCTGCCTGGCGCGCAAGATCTTCTACGTCAGGCGTGACAGTGGGGCGTGATGAAAGGGTGGCCATGGAAGACTCTAGGTTTGGCTTGGTATTTACAAGCGCTCAAGCAGTCCGATGTTGTCCTCGTGCGTTGGTCCAACCCAACCAGCTGGCTTGATCAGGTCAGGCAGGCCGAGCGGATTTGGGCGCTCAGGCTTGATCCCAGGTTCCTTGGCAAGGTTCGCCTTCATCACGCGACTCCATGCCAGATGGGAGTCCACACAGTACGCGTCTAGCGTGCCAATGGCGACAACACACAGGTCGATCATGGAATCAACCACGTCATCTGCGGCCTGCACCGCCTGCTCGTTCCGGTCTGGCACCTCGCTGTTCTGCAGCGCCACGAGCTTGTCGTACGCGGTACGGGCCTCGTTGAGCTCCTCCTGCAGGAACTTCAGGCGGAAGTCCAGGAACTGCAGCAGTTTCTCAGGGCCGAATTGGGCAACAACCTTCCGTACCCCGAACTTGGTGTGCATCAGGTGAATGTCATCCACCCAGTCCCCGTATCCGTACTCACCCCTCGCCAGCTCTTCCATGAGGACGCTCTCGTATGCGTCCATCATTCGTTGATCAGCTCCTTCCTGGGCAAGGATCTGGAGCTCGGCGTTCACATCATCAAAATTGGTTTGTCCCATGGCTTCCTCTTAGCAGCACTTCATGTGCCGAGGAAGTAAGACAATTGTAACGACAAAGGGGGCACGAGGCCCCCTTGATTTGGTTCGATGGAAGTTAGTCGGGGTCGCGACTCATGTTTTCCAGCGCCACACGGATCTTTTCGATCTCAAGCAGCCCACCGATCTTCACAACGTCCTTCAGCTCATCGTCAGTGAGTTCGATTCCAAGCATATCCTCGAGCTCCATGGTGAGCTCGAGCAGATCCAGTGAATCGTACCCAAGCTCCACGAAGGTGGTGTCGAGGCTGACGGTGAAATGCTCCGACCTTGGAGCCCCCAGGGCGTAGTAGTCGAAGTCCTCAACCAGCGCCAGCAGTCGTGGTTCGAGATCACTCATTTGCGAGGAAGCTCCCCGCGGTTGCGTACGCGGCCTTGGTGGCGCGGAAGCTGTGCTGCCAAGCCCACTCGTTCTTGATGTACGCGCGGAAGGACTCGGCATCCAGGTTGATGTTCTCGTCGACACTGAGCTCCAGCATCTCGATGACCTCGACGTACTGGCTTTCGTAGTTCTGCGGGAACTGCACATGGAACGAGAACCGCTTGAGTTTGTCCTCGATCTCCTGCACGGTTGGATCGACGTTCTTGACCTTCTTGACCGCGACCTTCAGGTCCTCCTCAAGACGGCGATGGAACTCCAGCACCGCCTCACGGTACTCAGTGCGGTGGATCTCGAGGTTCTTTCGCAGGGCCTCGAGTAGCTGTACTCGATTCACGTTCACTGAACGCTGGCGAATGTTCATCATGGTGTTGGTTCCTTTGGCATTTCATCCCCAAAGAGAATTGACAGGGGATCTTCTTCACGGGACAACCAGCAATCGAACTTGGTCAGTACAGTTCTTGTGACCGGCCCCGTTGGACGATGCTGCTCTGGGATCTGAAGAAGCTCGATCTGGCTGAGTTCCTTCAGGACTTTGTGGCGCTTCACAAACGTGCCACGCTTGAAGAACGCGGGGTAGTCGTTGAAGTTGATGCCCTTCTCTTGGAAGAGCTTTTCTTGCATCTCGTTCCCATGCAGCCCTTGCAGGCTCTTGTGTGAAAAGTACGTGTGCGCGGCCATCGAGATCGCGTTCTTCACCGCATCTTGCTGCCGCCAGAGAAACGCGTGATACGCCTCGCGCAGCGTCGGCACGACAAAGGCGCGGCTGTCGAAGGTCGCAAGCTGGCCCGCCTTTTCAACGAGGAAGGCCTCAATGTTCACGTTGAAGACCGCGGCGGCGTACGAGGCGGTCAGGCTCTCAAGCTTCTGGAACCTCCCGTCGAACGGGTACTCAGCACTCTCGTGCGGCTGATGGTACCAAGCGAGCGTGATCTCATCGGACTGTGTGTACCCAACGCGCGCCTGAAAGCGGTCCACGAGTCGCTCCGTCAAGAACACCATCAGGTCGCTGAGGTCCTTGTCGTACGGCCGCTTGAGGCCCCTGGTGAAGGTGTGAAAGGACTTGCCGTCCAGGCGGACGATCAGAGGCTGGCCTTTGAAGGCCTTACGCAAGGTTGAAGGCGCTTCGTACGCCTTCATGCGGTCGCCAAGTGAGGTTTTGTCGGTCATGGTCTTGTGCTCCAAGAACTGGCTGTACCCCATTTTCCAGAGGTACTCCAATTCTACAAGAGCGCAGACACCGTGACAATACAGCCTGGGATCACCCAGGTGTCACCGGTTCACTCGAACCAGATTTGACAAAGGCCCATATGACCAGCTCGGTCGAGTGACCTGGTGGTCACTGCCATTTGGTATCACGTGACCGACGGCCGGCACGCGCTTGTACGTCTGGCTGTTGTGCAGGACGTCAAGCCAGTGGATCGACGGGTAGTAATCTGAGAGGCCAATCCGATAGACGCGACCTTGGAGCTCGCGCTTCGAAATGAACTTGAACGACCCGTACCCGGTGAAAAACTCCTGCAGACCTTGCAGGTGGTTGAACAGGTGGGCGACGCCGACCCCGCTGTAGGGAGCACGTTGCTCATGTTCCTTGAACGCGCGTTCAAGCGCGAGCTCCGGGCTGCGAGCAAAGAGCTCGCAGATCGTCTCAGGCCGCGAGCTTGTCGCCCGCACTGACAACCTTCTTCTCAGGAGGGGGCGCTGGCGGGTTGATCTTCTTCAGCCAGACCTGCGCGAAGTCGGCCCACCCGGTCCTGATGTAGGTTCCGGCGTCAGACAGCTGCTGAACCTCGGGAGCCTCGCAGCGCCACATGCGGCCGAGCTGTGAGTGCTCACCGCGAAAAGCGACGACCTTGACGATGAGCCCGAGGTTCGGACTCTTCCCTCGTCCCATGCCGCCAATGACCTCACAGAGATCACCTGCTTTGATTGGTTCCTGCATGCCTCTATTTTAAGTCTTTGTGAGGCAAGCCCAACCAAAAGATCGGGTTGGTTAAGCCCAGTTCATGGCGAACCTGGCTAGCAGTCGATCGAAGTACCGGGTGCTGTTCCAGGTGAATCGATTGACGCATGTTCTCAGCCAATCTTGATCTCGCCGTCGACGATGAGCTGGTCATGCTTCAGCTTCGTGCCATCGTCCTTGGTCACCGTCTCCGCCGCGCTCATGCAGGCCGGCAGCATCGAGCTGCG